CAGCAGATCGTTGGCCACGGCCTGGCAGATGTTCTCAGCCGCCAGACCGCTCCAGAGCCGCGCTCGGGGCCACTCAGTCGCGCCTTGCGCGGGTTTCCAAGCGCACTTGGCGTAGGACACACCATCCGGTTCGAAGCGCGCATAGGGGTAGCATAGTACCCTGCCCGACGGCAGCGCGTACCATAGGTGGACGCCGTCAAACAGGTAAAAGACGCGGCCAGCGGCGAACTCTTGATTCGGGTTGCGCATGGCGCGCATGTAGGCCGACTCCAGCGCCTGCCAGTACCGCACGGCCCACTGGTTTGCGCGGCGCCAAGCGTCCACCGTGCGCCTGGCAGCGGCCTCGGGCAGGTTGACGCCGTAGTTGCGGCCCATCGCGGCGAACGCGCCAACGCTGCCGCCGTACCCACAAGCCAAAACGGAAACTTTCCCTATGGCTCTGCGGTCAGGCGTAACTTCAGCCTCAGTACATTTGAAGATCGACACAGCAGCGGTAACGTAGATGTCCTGACCGGAGCGGAACACATCGAGCACATCCTCGCCACCACCGGAGAGCCACGGGTTGCACCGGGCCTCGATGCCTGACCAGTCGGCCACCACGAACTGCTTGCCGGGTGCGGGTATCAGCGCAGGCCGGAGCATGCTCTTGAGCACGTCGGTGACGCGCTTGCCGTAGGCCGGCACGATAGCTTGGTCTGCTACCATCGAGTCGCGCACCTGCTGCGGCTCCTTGGCACACTTGCGTGTGAAGTTGTGGACTTGCAGGCCGTAGCTGCTCAGTCGGCCAGTGGCAGCGCCGCCGTTGAAGACGAACGCGCCGCGCACGCGGTGGTCCTCCTCATCGGCCAGCGCCGCCATCCGCGCAAACTTGGCAACGGACGACGCCCATAGATCGTCAGCGGACTGGGCAACCTCGCGCACATCCGGGTCGAGATCGTCGCAGGCCAGCAGGTTGGCGCGGACGGTCTTGTCGATGCTGATCTTGTCCTCGACCGTCATCAACTTCAACTGCTCAGGCGACACGCGGTCTTGCACCCACTGGCGCATGCGGGGCGAGCGGACGGACGTCACTGCGCCTTGCGTCACCTTGGCGACAGTGTCCTGTATCTCGGTCAACTCGGCGCTGGCGTAGCGCACGGCCGAACGTGCTAGCTCAACATCGACTAGCACGCCGCGCAAATTTATCCGGCAGTTGACATGAAAGTCTTCTAGTTCTTGCGTGGACAACGAGCGCAAAGACTGGCTAATAGCGCGCATAGCGCGGATGTCTTGCATGGCGTACTCACCAAGTTCCGCCAAAACTACCGGGTCTTTGCTAAACGGTGGTTTGCAGCACTGCCTGATGAGCTGCTTGCCGCGATGGTCCTTGCGCATCGACGCGCCGGCGAAACGGCCAGCGTCTTCTAAACTGCCAGGCGCACAGTTGGCGCGGGCCTGCGCGGCCGTGCAGTACCAACGCTCCAACTTTGGTTCAGGCAGCTTGTAATCCGGGCAAACCACATACCAGCTAAGTTGCATGTCGAATTCGCTGTTGTGGCAACGTATCTGCCCATCACCGGCGAAGTACTCGGCCAATCGAAGCGGCGCCGGCTCATGCGCCCACCATAGCTGCGCATCTTCGTCATTGAATGCGTACGCGGCGCAGATCATTTTGGTGGTCGCGTCTTGGCAATAGTTGCTGGCGCCCTTTGCCGGCAGATCACATTCGCTTTGGCTTTCGTAGTCCAGCCAAAGCACGTTCATACAGACGCCCAATTCTTGCGGGTTCTTATCAGGCTTATAGCGGAGGGGGTCACACTATACATCGCGGCTAAATAAACCCCTGTATCAGCAGACCGCCGTATTAACAAAATGTCGTCTACGGTCAATCTCGTTCTCCAATGTCTCTCCCCTAACATCAAAGTCCCGTGCCGTCTAGCATCAGCGCTATTTTCTTTGTGCGTACCGTACCTCAAATTCTGTAACTTATTGTTTTTATTGTCCCCGTCGGTGTGCAAAACACACAAGCCAGCAGGTCTAGCGCCCGCAAAAGAAAGCATCACTAACGATGACACGGTATGCCTCACCGTATGCCCGTTCAAACACAACCCTACGAAAAAACGCCCGTGATGGCCTACTACTGCTTTTATGCTGCGCCCCTGCGTGTTCCGCATATTGACGCTGCCCCATTTATTACGCACTTCCCGAAACCAATCTAACGATCTGACGCGGCCTAAGTCGCTCACCTCGTAGCGCCCTTCATACCCCGGTACGGATTTCCAATTTTCAGTCATGCACCCGCCAAAGAAAAAAGCCCTAGTCTGAACTCTCACCGTGAGGTGTTGGCGGACTCGCAAGATACGAGCAGAGTTCAGGCTAAGGCTTACCTTGAGCGCGCCGCCAAGCGCGCATGCATCTTACCGTATAAAGTTAAGCCCGACGGCGGCGGGTCGGCTCGGCAGGCGTAGCCTCTTCCTCGCCTTCCATGCCAATCCACGACTGCACATCGAACAACGGCGTGTAAATCTTGCCGTACGACTTGTGCTGGTAGAACTCCTTGTTGAGCACGATCACCGGCACCGGCTTGCTTGGGTCGGCCTCGACCTGCGCAGCGATGGCCACGGCGATGGTCTGGACACCGCGCTTACCGCCCACTGACGTGGACGAATAACGCACTTCCAGACCCTTGTCCTCACCGGTCAGGCACTTCAAGCTCATGCCAACCTGCTGCTCCCAGCCCTTCTTGGCGCCGGCAGGCACCGGGCCAAACTCTGGCAACGGCTCGGACACCGACGCCATCATTTCACCGAGGACTTCACCATCACCCCACGCGATCCAGCCGTGGACAAACGCAAACGGATTCACCGCCCAGGTCGAGCCGGCCTCGACTTCGTCTTGGTCGGAACCGAAGACCCAGTGCCCGGTGCGGTCCATCTTCAAGATGGCAACACCAGGCGCCTCACGCGGCGCGATGGCGCGCAACGACTGAGCAAGGGACGCGACTGCCGGCAAGCCGGCTGATTTGAACGCTACGAGATTTGTCATTACAGTACTTTCTGGAGTAGTTGACCCAATTGGAGGATGGCGGGCCGGGGGTCGGAGTCCGGTGCCATTGTGTTGCCCGACGACACGCTGACAGTGAGACCGTCGGGGAGCTTTTTGAGCTTCTTTTCGGCCACTGCTGGCGAGACCAGCGTTGTCACGTCGGGGTCTTTCAGGCCGGCCTCGATCAAGGCAACCCGCGCCTTGTCTTCGTCCAGCCATTTTCTTGTGCCGCGCTTGGCGACCAATTTGAAGCCGGGTATGACCTGGCCGTTGTCCAGTGCGCGCTGCGCCAACTCGCGCAAGCCGGCGATCCAACTGTCGAGCAGGTCGGCCTGCTGGAGGTAGATGCTGATCTGCTGCTTGTCCAACGCGTCGAACTGAACCTTGACGGCGCGGTCGACTGCGCCGGTCAGGATGGGGCAGACTGGCTTCGCAGTACACCAGCGGCAGTGCTCGCCCGACTTCAGCGCCGCATCGGGTTGGACCGCCTGCTGCACCGCGTCGAACAGTTGGTCTTCGAACCGACTGATACGGGCGCGGGTGGTGACCCAACGCTTGATCATCGGCGGCTGGATGATGACCAACTCGACCTCGGTCACACCCTCAAAGGCCCACGGCTGGGACCGGCGCGCAGCAGCAGCGTAAAACATGAGCTGCATGTTCTCCTCGGCCTCAACGATCACGCCATCGCCGAACTTCCAATCGATGATGATGGCGCGGTTGCCGATCTTGCCCAGCACATCGACGCTGCCAAAGACGCCCGGAATGAAGTCGCCAAAGTCGACGCGCACCTCGGTCTTGAACAGCATGAGTTCGCCCGGATCGACCTCATCCAGCAGCGCCAGCGCCGGCACGATCTTGGTGTCGTGCAGCTCTTCGCTGATGTCCTGGGGCGTCTTGCCGTCGATGATGGCCGCAATGACATCGTGCAACAAGGTGCCCTCGGCGGCGTACTTGCTCTCAGCCTGGGGCGGCATCTTGGCCGTCAAGGCGACGGAACCGGGGCAGTTGATGACCCGGCTGGCGGTCGAGCCGCCGACGATCTTACTGTGCTGAGTCATATTCAGCCTCCAACACAAAGGTAGCGGTCGGAGCGTAAGTGTACGTCTTGAGTTCGTCCAACTCCATCAGTGGACTGAAGTTGTGCCTGACGTAGTCGGTCAGGATGGTCTTGATGTCTTGCTCGTCTAGGATGATCTTCATGGTTACCCTACTAGTTGATGGAGACTGAACTGTAGTCGCTGAAAAAAGACTTGTCAAGAACTTTTTTACTGTGTTACAGTTGATGCCTCAACAGGAGCAGACATGATCACTTTCAAGACCGCCCCGCGAGGGACCGCCACTGTAACAGAGGCTCACGCGCAGTCAATGCGCGATCTCTTTGCCGGCCTCAAGCCGATGCGCCCAACCAAGATCAAGCCGCCTAAGCGCCAGTTCCCGCGCTTCTCACCGGGCATGACGACAGAGTCGTACATCAAGCAGTTCTACGCAATCAACTTGATGTCTGGCCACTACCCGTTCAGCAAGACGCTGGAACGCGAGGCGCCCATGCTCAACCCGGCCGAGCCCGAAGTTGAGGGAGGTTGATGTCGAGCGTCACCTTGTCCGTCTGGTCGAGAAAGCCGGCGGCAAGGCGTACAAGTTTGTCTCGCCAGGCCGCGCCGGTGTGGCCGACCGCCTGGTCGTGCTACCTGGCGGGCGCGTCTGGTTTGTTGAGCTTAAGGTCAAGGGCGGGCGCATGTCCGCGTTGCAGCAGGTCTTCGCGGCCGACATGGCCGCGCTAGGCCAGAACTACACAGTACTCTGGAGTAAAGAAGATGCAGCTACGTTCGTATCAGTCCATTGCGGCTGACTTCCTGTACGAGCATGACCGGGCAATGATCCTTGCGCCGGTCGGCGCGGGCAAGACAGCTATCACGCTGACCGCCATGCGCGAGATGCTGCGCGATGGCCACGTCAGTCGGTTCCTCGTGTTGGCGCCCAAGCGCGTGGCTGAACATGTGTGGCTGGAAGAGAAGGCGAAGTGGGCGCCTGAGATCACGATGGCCATCGCCGTGGGCACGGCCAAGCAACGCGCCGCTGCGCTGCGGGCCGACGTGCAGGTGGTGGTGACCAACTATGAGAACCTGCCCACGGGCGGGTTTGACGCGGTGGTGTTCGATGAGTTGACCAGGCTGAAGAACCCAAGCGGCCAGCGGTTCAAGCTGCTGGAAAAGTTCTTGCGCGAGGTCAACATCCGTTGGGGTCTGACCGGGTCGTTCACCAGCAACGGTCTGGAAGATGTCTTTGGCCAGTGCAAGATCATCGACCCGGCGCTGCTGGGGCGGCTCAAAGGCGTCTTCCAGCAGCAGTATTTCATGCTGGTCAACAAGGAATTCAATCAGTGGGCGCCACGCGCTGGATCGTTGGCGCAGGTGATGGAGCGCATCAAACCATCCACGTTCTTACTTGAGTCGTACACGCTGCCAGACTTGAACGTGGTCGAGGTGCGCTGCTCGATGGACTTGGCCAAGTACAAGCAGATGAAGAAGGACATGGTGCTGGAGTTCCCTGACGCCCGCGCCATCGCGGTCAACGCTGGCGTGGTCACGGGCAAGCTTCAGCAGATGGCTTCAGGGTTCGTCTACGCCGATGGCGCGCCGCAGTGGATGTCACCCCACAAGTTCGACGCGCTGGACGATCTGCTGGCCGAGAATCAACGCGCCAACACGCTGATCGCGTACAACTTCAAGGCTGAGTTGGCTGAACTGAAGCGGCGCTACCCGCACGCTCAGACGCTGGACGACGACAACGTCATCGAGCGGTGGAACAAGGGTGAGGTCGAACTACTACTGGTTCACCCCAAGAGCGCCGGCCACGGGCTGAACCTACAGTACGGCGGCTGCAAGGTGGTGTTTCTGTCGCTGCCCTGGTCGCTGGAACTGTACGAGCAGACCATAGGCCGACTGCACCGCAGCGGCCAAACGCATCCGGTCTGGGTCTACCTGATGATCACCGACAAGACGGTCGATGAGAAGATTTGGCGCGCACTGCGCGACAAGCGAACGATTTCTGACATAGCCATAGAGGAGTTGAAATGAAGTTGACTTGGAGAAGCATGCACGAGGTGCTGACGAAACTGTCTGAAGAAGAAGTGCTGAAGTTGCTGCAAGAGGAGCAGGCCGGGGCCAACCGCATCACCATCCTGCTGCGCTTGCACCAGCGGTACTGCGTCCTGCGCCTTGAGCGCGAGCGCATCCTGATCCTGCGCGGGGCGATGGCGGCATGAGGAAGCCGCCAAGCATCGGCTGGTGGCCATGCGGCCCGCATTGGCTGCGTTGGTGGGACGGTGAGCACTGGTCCTGGCCGTGCTTTGACTCGGATGGCATCTACGCCGTGACGGTGTATGGCAACCGGGTTGACAAGCGCGCAAAGGACGTCAAGTGGTATCCACGGCCAGACAACTGGCCCGAGAGGAGCAAGACATGAACCGAGAAGAGTACTTCTGTAAGGCGGCAGCCCGCCAGAGCCTGTTCTGTGCAGTGTGGATCGTCGCCCTAGTGGCGTTGGTCGCGTGGTTGGCATGACGCACATCGGCTGGATGGTCAGTGAGTCAGGGGTCTGCATCCTGCTCACCAGGCGCCGCGAAGAGATGGAATACTGGGTGGGCCTTGGGTGCACTGCGGTGCCGCTGTATGCAATGCCCTCGCTGTAACGCACCAACAAGCGTTGTCTCAACTCGCCACCAGCCCGACAACACAACCCGAAGGAGATACCAGTGCTACAACAACCACCGATTCACCACAATCGAACGACACGTCGATTTGCCCGCTCGCTCGAAGAAGCCTTCGGCGGCGACGGTTACGCCATCACCCACTACCGAAACCGGTGGAGCTGGTTCAACCGCGCCGCCGTCTTTGTTCTCTGGGTTTTGGCATTGGCGTGGGGAGTGACGCTATGGACCTGAAAAGCCAACTGCTACGCGAGGAAGGCGCCGAGTCTTGCGCTTATCAGGACAGCCTCGGGTACTGGACCATCGGCGTTGGTCGGCTGATCGACTCGCGCAAGGGCGGCGGCCTGTCCAACGACGAAATCGACTACTTGTTGGACAACGACATCAAGGCCAAGACCCGCGAAGTATTGTTGGCGCTGCCGTGGATGCCCAGACTGTCCGAGCCACGCCAGGCCGTGCTGATCGGCATGGCGTTCCAGATGGGCCTGAAGGGACTGCTTCAGTTCAAGCGCACGCTCGGCAGCATCAAGGACGGCCACTACAGCGAGGCCGCCGCCGAGATGATGGACAGCGCCTGGGCCAAGCAGACCTTTGGGCGGGCGGCTCGTATGGCAAAACAAATGGAGACTGGCGAATGGCAATAGCCTATTACAACGAGATTGACCCCTACGCGGCGCAGTGGTTGCGCAACCTAGTAGCAGCGGGGCATATAGCCGCCGGAGATGTTGATGAACGATCAATTGAAGATGTCAAACCTTCCGAGTTGGTTGGTTACACCCAGTGCCACTTCTTTGCCGGAATCGGGGTCTGGAGTCACGCCCTGCGACAGGCCGGATGGCCCGACGATAAGCCTGTCTGGACAGGAAGTTGCCCTTGCCAGCCTTTCAGCGCGGCAGGTAAAGGCGGCGGGTTTGCTGATGAGCGGCATCTCTGGCCCGCCTTTCACCACCTCATTGAGCAGTGCAAGCCTGCAACGGTCATTGGAGAGCAGGTTGCAAGCAAAGACGCAAATGCTTGGATCGACCTTGTACAAGTTGACCTGGAAGCCTTGGGCTACGCTTTCGGGGCCGTCCCGTTCCCGTCTGCGAGCGTCGGTGCTCCGCACATCAGGGACAGATTGTACTGGGTGGCCGACACCTTGCACGGAAATGGGGACCAACGATTTGAATTGGAAGGCCACGGATGGGCGTGTGGCTCCAAACAAAATGGGGTGGGCGGCGTCTTTGGCAGGTTGGACCACCACCACCACCACCAGGGACTGGAAGGACACGGGGGCGCTGAAGGCCCGCAACGAGAAGCAGGATGTACACGGGCTGCGCCTAGATCAGTTGGGGCGGCAGGCGCAGATGGCGGGTTGGCCGACAACATCATGCAACAACGACCGAACGGGGAACCCGGAATCTGCAATGTCGATGAAGCGGGGGGACGGATCGAAAGTGCAGCAACGATTGCAGGACTTTGCAGCGATATGCGGCCCGGCCCGGTTAACGGTCACTGGCGAGATGCTGACTGGCTCCTTTGCCGGGATGGAAAGTGGCGGCCAGTTGAACCCGGCACATTCCCGCTGGCTCATGGGGCTACCTCAAGAGTGGGACGATTGCGCGCCTACGGAAACGCTATCAACGCTAAAGCGGCGCAAGTCTTCATAGGAGCATATCTTGAGTCTTGACCCTCTAACAGCAGGCGTCGAACTGGCGCAAACCGTCATCACCCGAATCTGGCCGGACAAGTCTCAGGCAGAGGCCGCGCAGCTTGCCGCCCAGGTCGCCATCGTCCAGGGCCAGCTGGACGTCAACCGCGCCGAGGCGTCGAGCCCCAGCGCCTTTACGAGCGGCTGGCGTCCAGCGATTGGCTGGGTTTGCGCCTTGGCCTTGGCGTGTCAGTACATCGCCAGGCCGCTTGTCCAGTGGGCCGGCATTGTGCTTGACCATCCGCTGCCAACGCTGCCTGGCATTGACGACAACCTTTGGCAGTTGATGCTGGGGATGCTGGGCCTTGGTGGCTTGAGGACTTTTGAGAAAACTAAGGGGGTTGCGTCGTGAACGAACGAATCAAAGCAATTGGTCGGCAAGCCGGTTTTGCTTTCATTGAAGATGGCGTGTATGGTGATCGGTGGTATTCCAGCAAGTGCGGAATGGACGCTTCAGAGCTTGAGCGGTTTGCAGATTTGATTGTCAGGGAGTGCGCCGAGTTGAGCACCGGTTATACCGGCAACGTCAAGTTGCTGATAATGAACCATTTCGGGATGGAACCATGAGCGTAAACCCTATTGAAGCAAAACTAAGGGAGAAAAACACATGAACACCATCATTCCAGCAAAAGAAGTTGCCGCAAGCATTTGGAAAATTATGGAAGAAGTTGCCAATAAATATCCAGAAGAAGATCAAGAAAACTTGAAAGCAGTAATGCTTAACCAACTTGGCATGGCTATGTTTAACGGGCCAAAAGAGAAAACACATGACTGAAACCGAGAGAAACCTAGACCTCCTGCTAGGCGATGCCCTGGCGGAGAACGAGCGCCTCAAGCGCGAAATCAAACGCCAAGAGATCGTCATTACGCAGTTGCTACTGGCGATGCACGAAGGTGGAACCTTGAGAGTACGAG